CATTGATCTCAGCGATGGTTTTCTTCGGTTGAAGTTGCTCATCCGGAAGCTGGGTCTCGATCTTCCGTGTGTTTGCGTCTTTCAGACGTGCGTCCGCATGCTTCTGGGCCGCGCCAGCCTCTGCAGACTTGTTCTGCAGGTCTTTAGCGATCGCTTCCCAATACTGCTGGCCTTGCTGGGCCTGCTGAAGTTGCTGTTCGGCCTGCTGTTTCGCCTGCGAGAGTTCCTGCAACTGCTGCTGGCTTGTTCTGAGGTTGCCAAGGGATGACTCAAGATCCTTATCAAAACGTGCGTACGGTTTCAGGGCTGAATACAGGATCGCAGAGGCGATATCAGCCGGGAACGCGTTCTGCTGGACCATCGGTAGGACTGATTGAGCATACTGGGCGACACCATTGAGCATTTCTTGACGGGTTTCGCGCTCACGGAACTCATCTTTGGCGATCGTGGAGTCGGTTTCGATATCGATCGCGAACTCCATCATCATGTCGTTCTTCATGATGGACATCATCTCTTCAGTAATGTCCATCTGGGTCATGCGCTGGAGGTTTTCCGGGGTGATGTGACTGGCGAGCAGTTGAGCGGAGATGTTCATCATCTCTTTGATCGTGTACTGGACGCATTCACGCTTGCGTGTCATGCGAACCCCAACCCAACGGCCTTTAATCTCTTGCGCGGTCGCGGTTTCTGATGCTTGGGTAACGCCGCGAACGATATCGGAGATTCCAAGGATCTCATCGACCTGTGATTTCACAAAACTGATCTGGTTTGTGAGGATTTCGAGAACCCGGGCCTTTTCCTCCATGGGCATATGAAGGATCGCGTCATTAATTGACCCACCAACGCTTTTCATTCGTCCGTTCAGGTTCGGGACAGGGAGGTAGACCCCATCCTCCTGATCCATGATGTCTGCAAGCTCAGGCATTGATGAATCATATGCCCCGGTTGCTTTTATCGATTCCATCAACGCCATACGTCTTTCCTGCAGACGGTTAAGCTCGATGTCATATTGCTCGATGTAGTCGTAATCAGTCTGCGGGATGAGCTGTTCGGACGGCAGGTTGAGCATCATGGGTTGATGGCAAGGGAAGAACCCGATCAGCTTCATGGGATCGGGATTGATCTCCAGAGGCTCAAGTTCGCCCTCAGATATGAACAGGACTTCTCTTTTGACCTTGTCCCAGATTTCGTAGATGTCGGTTGTCGAGGATTTAATTTCCTCGTTCACATTGCTTTCGGTGTCTGGGTCTTTAGCCCCGGCCACTTCCCGGCCGAAACGCGACCGTTTTTGTTCTTTGGTCATCGGGTGGCGGAAATAGATCCAGTCGGTATTTTCCCACGAGTTCCCGGGTTCCCATCCGAATCGGGAGAATGGGCAATATTCCCACAAGATGGTCTGGTCACCAATCCGTTCGATTTCCTGCTGTTTCGCGCCGATCTGGATCTGGTTCCCCATTGGGTCTGTTATGTACTCAGGGACCATGACGGTTTCGGTCTTGAGCACCGAATCTACCTTAACCCGGTTGACCCCAAGGGCCATAGCGAGGTAGTCATCGACAGAACGGTTGACTGACTGATCGAACGATGGGTTCTCTACAACATACCCAAGTCCCCGCTGGATTGCGGTGGCGACCAAGTTCAGGGTTGGGTTGTTGCGATCGTTCGCTGGACGCACGTCCGGGACCGGCTGGTTCGAGTAAACACCAACGTGTTCGACCCCAACCACGGACCAATAGAGAGGGACGTACAAGGTGTCTTCGTCATCCATACCGTTGCGGAACACCAACTCGACTTCTTTGGCTCGCTCACGATAGTTTTTATGCGTTTTGCGTTCTTTCTTGAGTCGCTCAAGCCACAGCTTTTGGACCCCGCGTAAACGCTCTTTTTCGAGTTCCTGAATCTCTTCGGGAGATTTCTGCGGACCACCCGGTCTGCTAATAGGCATCGGAGGGGGTCCATTCATCGGGCCGCCAGCCCCAGCAGGCGGACGAGGGCCACGAGGGCCGGGGCGTTGTGGGGGTGGTAGCTGTGGGTTCATAGATAATCCTTAGTGTCTGGTCCGGGAATGTGCCCATCTGGATTTCTTTTTCGGGAACCTTTCAGGCATCAAGTCCTTAATCTTCATATCTCCGCCGAACGTGATCTTAGGTCTCTCTTCTTTCTTGGGTGGCGTTGATTCCCATAATACCTCAAGCCTGAGCGTAAGGTTAACAAAAGCATCGACACGGTGATCGTCGGTCCCGGCCGGGAACCGCAGAAGCTCATCGATGAACGACTGACCAACTGAGTTTTCAGGGACATAAATCTGCCCCGCTGAAAGCAGGCCTGCAGCACCACGAGACATCGCAGGCTTGTTCGCATGCCGGGTCACCCATTCGAACCGATAGAACCGCTTCCTCTCCCGGGCCACTCTCGCCAGATATGGCTCAGAGGCGTTGCGGATAACCCCTTTTTCACCAACGATCTCAATCGGCCTTTCAGGTAGCGCCTCCGCCATGTCGTAAAGAGCATCAATCCACTTGTCCATCGTCCGTTTTTTGACCCACTCGTCAATCAGGTAGATCCGGGCCATAGAATCCACAGCAAAGGTCAAAATTGCCGTGGCATCTGCGTCCTCTGTCTCTGTCACAGCAGGATCAATCCCAATGTAGTAATCACACCCCTCTGGCAGGCTCGTGTAGGTCCGGAACCATTCCCTCTTGAAGTGAATGCCCTCCTCTGGGGCTGGCCTCTGCTGATACAGGCTTGACCACGATCTCGGGTTTATTTTTTTGTCGTTCCAGTAGTCCTCACCAAACCATTCGGGCCAAATGTATTCTCCGATCTCCCGTCCAAGCGGGTCATCTTCGCGCTCACACTGGGCCGGGATACACACGACATACCAAACGTTTCCGTCTCGACACTCCATGTACCCTGATTCACCGTTATACCCTTCGGGCAAGATTCGACCCATGATCTCGTCTTCATGCCACCTCGTTCCAATCCCCACCTCCCACGCATGCGGCTTTTTCCGCGATCGCGCATCATCAATGTATGCGTTGTACACGTCCCCACGGATTCCCGGCGAATCCGCCTCCTTCCTGTTCTTCGTCAGATCATCCCAAATCAAACCATCACACCTGAACCCAGCAACACCCGAATTGATACCGCTCGATTTGTAGGTGCTTCCGTTCGTTAAAGCCCAGTCCTCCGCCGCCCTCGTGTTCGGGTCCAAATGCGTCCCAAAAACAGATCGGTAAGCAGGACTGGTACAAAGCTGACGCGACCGCTTGCCATGCCTCTTACAAATCGGGTCTCCCCAACCCGTCAGGATAATCTCATGATGCGGGTTCCGCCCCATATCCCATGACGGGAACAAAACTGTCGAGTAAGTCGACTTCGCGGCCCCCGGCGGCAGCATAATCATCATGCGATGGCAAACCTTCCACGACTGGATGTCTTGTCCGGCAATTTCGGGTATTTCCCCGGTATTTCCCGCACTTTTCGATTCCAATAATTTTATTTTTTGTGGGGAATCAATGCTTTCCGTAACCGGACGGACGTACGGAACGATTTCGGTTGATGGAGTTTCCAGAGGGGGCTTGTCACTAACAGTGGGCACCCCCCCACCGGGTTGACCCCCGGGGGCCTGCACCACCAGACCGTCTGGGGTAGCGATCACGCCGCGCATGCTACGCGTATCGTATCGCAGATCACCGTCCACTAATGCCTGCAGACCATAGAGCAGCAGGCGATGATGCCCTGCCAGTGGTGTCTCGATCACATCATAGACATGATCACCCTCGAGGTCGCTGAACTCTTGCGCCTCATCCTGTGGCACTCCGGGGATATCCACATACCGGGCGAAGGTAAGCAGGTTATCTCTCGCCTCAACCCGCTGCTGAAGATTCCGGATAGCTTGGTCGCGCGTCAGCCCCATCTACTTGATTCCATTAGGGATTCTGTGCGCCTCACCCTCGATCACAGTCAGCAAATCATGTGCCGATATCTCCCGGATATCCCGCACGTTATCCCTGCTGACCTCAACCTGTTTCAACACCGGCAATGTGCGGTCAAGTAATATCCTCGCCGCCATGATCTGGGTCTGGGTCATTGGTGCTGCATCTGCGTCCTTAACGTGTTCCTGCAGCTTCTCAACGACCATGGTGCTGTCTATCCTTTCCCTTATCCGGTTGCCCCAAGAAGCAGGCCTGCCGGAAGGAGTGGTCTTTGCTACCGTGCTGTTTGTTGCCATGGATTTGAATTCCTTAATTAAGTTTCTTAATCCAGTTGGTGCTGATTGGTGTAGATGATAGCAGGTTTTCTTTCCCCGATTTGGTCCAGCTTGATCGCCTAACCTCCGGGATATTCCTCAGTCGCTCTCAGATCGTCGGTACTGCGATTTCTCTGTGCACTGTGTGCTGATCTCTACATCTCAAGTTGGGCTGCCTTATTTGTCCGGGTTAACGGTCGCATAGGAACCGCTTCACCCTTCCGCCTGTCTGCCCAGTGTTCTTCCTGCTTACTGTCATCTTTTGAACCGTCAGCCTGTATGCCGTCAGCCTGTTGGTGAATCCCGTAATCGCCTATGCCGATCGTATGGTCATCACCGCAACTGTCTGCGCTTGTTGGTGTCGTGGTTCGCTGGAATCCTATCAGCGATCAGAATCACTGTCTGATGTGATCTTGTGTGTTTCCCGTATTGTTAAAGAGTGTCTGTCCTCGCCCCGTATAGCTCTGACTGGTGTCGGCATGAACCCTCCCGGATTCAATGGTTACTAGCCCAGTGACTTCTCATGTCGTGCGGCGTGGCTCTGGCTGTAAAAGAACGGGGTCTTCAGTGGGGCGTTTCGCTTGCCACTGCAGACTTGGACAACAGAATTAAAAATAAAGTTCATTCGGTTCGTCTCAAAACACCATCTTCTTCCGTCCTTAGAAACACCTGTATAAATTACCAGTGAAAATAGCTTAAAAATAATTTGAACTTATTTGTAAACCTGTGTTCTTACCTTGTAGCCGCGTTGCTTTTGAGGGACGCGGGGCCTGACGAGAGGCTGGTCACCCACAGACCCACTGCCAGATGCCGATATCTGCTGAAACAGGACCACCGGGGTTCACAAGGTGCGGAGATTAGAAAACAGGCCCATGCCTGTTCCTGATGTGAAGATAACCTTCAGGGCTTAATCATATTTTTCCTAGTGATGTGATCGGGAGTGAGGATTCTAGTTCTCCCGGTCATATCTCAGAGCGCATCATTCCGGTGCGTTCTGCGATGTGACTTGCACATCATCCATTAGGAGAAACTTATGAACGTATCGGATATTAAAATAATCGACCTGTCTAACATCTTTGAGGCTGATGAGATTTCAACCATCATCAGTAAACTGGACATCCTGTCGGATCACTTCTATGCGATGTCTCTCGTTCCTGAACTGTGTTCGGTTGAGGACGAAAGGTCATTCCGCGCAAAAGGAACCCCATTAACCCGGGTGAATGCCGCGTTGATTCTGATGTATCTGCACAATGTCGGGACCAAACTGCTTCATGGAACGCTGATCACTGCCGAATGGCGAGAGCAGGTCTGGCAGGAATCTTGGAAAACCTTCTCTTCCGAAGACGGGTCTATCAACCTCGCCCACAACCGGCTGATGCAGTGCTACTGGGACGTGAGGGAAGCAAAAGTAATCGCTCGTGACCTTGAGGATAAAATCCTGCGAGGTGCCCAGTGAACGAAGAGATCACAGCAAGGTTGTTGGCTGAGATTCAACAGGCCCTCTGCCAGATCGGTGACTCTGCCGATCTGGTTGACCCGGAGGTTGCCAGCAAAATCAGATCGCAGATCAGAGAAATCTCTTGGCGGTCTGAGACTCTGGCCCGGAATGTGAACGAGAACCCGCTTTATGTATCTCGTGAGCAGGTCCGGGATCTTGTCAGTTGGCATGGGGTTGAGATTGACGGCGATGACTATGTCAAGATTCGCCATCTCGAATGCCTCTGCCCATGACGTAACATATTGTTAAAGAACGCTTAATTGTACCACGAAGCGCATCTGGATGGTGCGTTTCCTAGTGCGATTCCGCACTACATTCTCGCCCTTTGAGAGTGTTTGTTGTTAAATTGTAATTCCACTATTGGAGAAAAATATGAACGGATTAATGTTACATTGCGGTGCCTCTGCTGTTGCTCGTCATGAGATCGGAAACGTTGAACTGCCGCCTGCGACCAAGAGTTACCAGCCTCTGGCTCACGACCATTTCCTCGACATCGTCGAAGATCAGATGCGTGATGTCGGGTTTGGGTTCGGTGATCAAGGTCATGGGCTGACGAAGGACGGGAAGCGGTACTTTGGTCTGGTTGAACTGCTCTCCGGACCAATCCGGCGCAAGTCTGAAACCGAAAGCCTGCTCGATGGCCCGGTGAAGTCAGCGAACATCACTGGCGGCAGACCGATCGAAGAGAAGCAACCGCATGTCCTGATCATGGGAATCCAAACCCGACATC